TGATATCCTTGGCTACTATAACGAAGACGATTTGGCTGAACTCTGCGAAGGCACGCAAAAGGAAATGCAACTCCATGGGAAAATTAACGAATCTATTGCGAACGATTATGCCAAAAAAACTAAAAAGAAAAAAGAGGAATGCCTGGGATGGATGGAAGAGGAAACATGGTTTACTGCTCAAGATTCATTGGATAACGGTCTAGTGGATCGGATTTACGATGGTGAAGCCACTAAGGGTAGTTATGATCTTTCCATTTATGCAAAAGTTCCTGAATCTCTTAAAATGCGTAATGAGGCTCCATCGAAACGCGCAATCGAGAAAGCCTTGAGGGAGGCGGGATTAAGTAATAAGCAGGCCAAGGATATTCTTATGAAAGGATACAAAACAGACGAGGAAGATGGGTCACATCAGGAGGATGTGACTCCGCAACCGGGTGTTGTAGATGCTTCTAAGCCTGTTGTGTCCGATCCGGTAGAAAATCATCAGGAGGATGAAATTCAGCCGAAAAAGAAAGATCGGATTGCGGATCTGCTGTGTCGAGCGGAAATTGTTTCACCTTCAACTTAATTAAAAATAGGAGGACTATCTAAATGAAAACGGCAACTCAGTACAAGCAGGATATCAAGTCCCTGATGGATAAGGTAGCGGGGATTGATGCAAAAGCGGCAGCGGAAAATAGGGATCTTAATGAGTCCGAGATTAAAATTAAGAACGAAATGATGGATACGGTCGAAGAGCTTAATACTACCGTTAAGACTCTCGAACGCCAGAACAGGGTAAGGGAGATGCTGGAAACAAATGAGGCTCCGGCAACTGTCAATCGTAACCGGACTGCCGATGCTCCTGCAATCGATAAAAAGGATAAGTTTGGTTCTCTCGGCGAACAGCTTATCGCGGTTGTCAATGCGGGGCGGCAGGGCGGTTCTATTGATCCTAGGCTATACAATGCGGCAGCTTCCGGCCTCAATGAAACGGTTGGCTCCGATGGCGGATTCCTTGTCCAGCAGGATTTTGTTCCAGAACTCATGATGGCAACTGAAGCAGCATCGATCTTGGCTCCCAAGTGTCGTCCTCAGCCGATTTCTGCCAATGCCAATTCCATCAAGATTAATGGTGTGGATGAGACTTCCCGCGCGACCGGCTCTCGTCAAGGTGGAATACGGTTTTATACGGCTGATGAGGCGGATGAGGCTACCAAGTCCAAGCCGAAGTTCCGGAAGATCGAACTCAATCTCCACAAGCATATCGGCCTTTGCTATCTTACCGAAGAATTGCTTGCGGATGCGGCGGCTCTTGAAGGTTACATTAAAGCCATGTTCCCCTCCGAGGCTGCGTTCCTTGTTGACGATCTGATCTTCCGTGGTTCTGGCGCAGGAGAGGCACTTGGAATTCTGAATTCTGGCGCACTCGTTACCCAGGACAAAGAAGCGGGACAGAAGGCCGACACAATCATGGCGCAGAACGTAATCAAGATGTCCAGCCGCATCTTTGCCTCTAGTTACCTTAACGCCAATTGGTACATCAATCAGATGTGCATCCCGGAATTGATGCAGATGTCCATTGCGGTTGGTACGGGCGGCCAGTTGGTCTATGTCCCCGCTGGCGGGATAAGTGGTGCGCCTTACGGCACTCTGCTTGGCAGGCCGGTTATCCCCATTGAGCAGGCATCGGCACTAGGTGATGTGGGTGATATTGTTTTGGCCGATCTTAGCGGATATATTCTCGCAAGGAAGGGTGGGATTAGGGCGGAAACCTCGTTGCATGTGCGATTTCTCCAGGATGAGCAGGTTATGAAATTTGTGATCCGGCTCGACGGGCAACCCCTGAGAGCAACTCCACTTACCCCATATAAGGGAACGCCTACCCTTAGTCATTTTGTTGCTTTGCAGGCAAGGTAAGTAATGAAGATTACTAAGGAAATGTTAGAAAATCTCTATGTGAAGCAGGGTTTGACGGTTCGTGAATGCGCGAAAACGTTGGGCCTTGCTACGCATGGAGGGCTTTCGTGGCATTTCAAAAAGTTTGGAATTATTGCTCGCCCTGCGAAATTCCAAGTTGGTAATCGTAAAAAGGGAGATAGAAAACCAGAAACACATGGTAGTTGGAAAGGCGGAAAACAATTAATCCAATGTACTCAATGTGGGCAAGAAGTTTTAAGGTTTCCAAGTCAGGTTCACAAAAGTAATTTTTGCAGCGATAAATGCTATTCGGATTGGAAATCTGAGAATTTCAAAGGCAAGGATAATCCTAATTTTGGTAATTCAATTCTCAAGGGAGAAAGAAATCCAAACTGGCAAGGCGGGATTGGATGCGAACCTTATGCTCCAATTTTTGTCGATAAGCGTTTCAAAGCAGGAATCCGTGAACGGGACAATTTTGAATGCCAGAATCCTGATTGCAGAAAGAATTGCGATACACTTACAATTCACCACATTGATTACAATAAGAAAAATTGTAAACCAATCAATTTAATAACTCTTTGCAACAGTTGCAATGCCAGAGCCAATTTCAATCGAGACTTCTGGCAAGCAGGCTACACGGAGATTATTCGCTTGAAATATGAAGTGATTAATCAAAAAGCGGCAATATAATTACTAAACAGGAAAAGGTGATCTTTTCCATAACAAGAACAAACCTTTAAGGAGGATTTTACCATGAACGTAAAACTCGAAGATGTCCATCTCGTAAATTTGTACACTCCCATTGATATCGATGGCCTCCAGGCTGCAAAGTCGCCGGTAGTGTGTCTGATGCGGAATTTCAACACGGCCCTGATCATTGTTTCTTTCGGCGTTCCCCGAGCAGCGGGAGTAATCACAGTTGAGTCCTGCGATGATATTGTTCCTACTACCGCGACTCAGATCATGTTCCCGTATTACCGCTATGAAACATCCCTGATCACGGCCAACGGAGATGTTCATGGGGCGCGGACATGGACCACCACGGCTGCGGCTGGATTAATCCCTGTGGCAACTGGCACTCCCGTTATTTACGCTATCGAACTCAAGGCCAACATGCTCAACGCGGACGATATCGGATTCAGGCTGTGCATTGCTGATCCGGGGGCTGCTTCTGTTGGTTACGCGATTGCGATTTTGAGCGGCGGGAGATTCCAGGATTCCAATCTGACTTCTCAGGCGGTCATCTAATTACACGGGGCTGGATAGCGATATCTGTAAGACCCCGTGCCAATTAAAGTAGAAAGGAGATAATGACATGCTAAAAGAAGATCAAGCGTGGGTAGTTCAAATAGTCAAGGAGGAGATTGCGAAAATCAAATTTCCTGTTCCCGAAACCTCTAAGCCGGTTGAAGTTGATATTGACGGGATTGTCAAAAAAGTTCTCGACAAGATTTCAGCAACTACCGAGAAAGTCCCCGTAATTAAGGGCAAAAAGGAGTCTTAAAATGGGACGTAACTATAGCACATCGACAATCGAAGTGGTTGGGGATCTGGTTGGAGGCTTGAGAGTCGAAACCCCCACGTTCCTCAATGCAACATACATCAAGGTCGCAGAAGTAAATCTGTTTGCTGTATCTGGCTTGATTCGCCTCTTGTATCTTGGAGTAGAAGCAATTACGGCATGGTCGGCAGATGCAACCACAATCAAATTCTCTTACAATGCAACTACCCCGGCAATTGCGGTTGTGGATCTCTGTGCGGCCTCTGGAGCATTGGGTTCGTTGGCAATCGGTAAGCGAGTTTCCGTTCTTGGTGACGCTCTGGCTACCGGCGCACTTGAATCGGCCAATTCCGGCGTGTCTCTGAAAGTCAACCCTCTCGATATCGGATGTTACGGCGGCGCGGGATACCTGACAATTACCGGAGCGGCAGCGGCTCAGACAGGTGCAACAGCAACCTCCAAGGCCCTGTGTCTCTATATTCCTCTGTCCGACGGAGCCTATGTAGAGTCCGCGATCTAAGGGAGGTTTATTATGACCGTCTGTTTGGAGTCAACAATTCAGCGATGGAATGGCCTTTCATCCGATGATAAACCATCTTTAGGTGTTCGTGAAGGCTCTACATTCCACGCAATCGACACGGGTGAGGAATTCATTTTCCACAATAATATGTGGGAACAAGACCTCAGACGAATCAACGCGATTAAACTCGCGGCAATTTAAACAGGAGGTGTAAAATGTACGGACAAGATGTAAATGGAGTAGGCAGACCTCCACTAATTGATTCAGATCGTAAATTGGTGGTTGTGAATAGTGGTGGCAAATATGCAGATGCGGCTCTGAATGGCAGATTGTTCTACGTTGCCAATCAGACCCCCATTGCAACCTCCACGACTCTCAACGTTACCTTCACTGGCCTCGGGCTTGCGAACCCTACCGGCTCAGGCAAACTTATCATTGTCCATGAATTTGGATGGGGATTGGACCAGGCTGCGGCGGGTGATGCTGTTCTTGCCCTCGCAACCACTACCGATTCCGGATTCACAGCATCTCTGACCGCCCGATGCACCCGCAACGCCTACGCGACTTCTGTTGCCTATGCGACTGCGGGATGTACGATTGCGGCTCCGATTATCGTGAAGGTTCTCGGTTCCATCGGCACCAATGCGACCACGGCCCTTACTCGTACCGGCCTGATTGATCTAGGTGGGTCCATTATTCTCGCTCCTGGTAGATCTGTAGTTACCGATACCACCTTGGCAACTGGTGCAACATCGATTCAGTTCTCGTTCATGTGGGAAGAAGTGGACGAAGTTTAATTACCCCTTTTGGGTGGAGGGTGCTTGTAATGGCCCTCCATCACAGGTGGCCAAGATGTTGCAATACGGCATGAAATTTGTAGATGAAAACGACATTGAGCAGGGATTTCAGGATGCAGGTGGAAAACCTCGCATTTCATCAATGCCTTATACTTACGATGTTGCTGAGGGTAATATTTCTGGTCATACGGCTTGGAACAAATACGCAATCAACGATGATATTGACTCTGCCGCTGAGGAGGATGTATGGTGTGTAGGGGGATCATATGTATTTCCCATTACAGGTCAACAAATGGAGGTTGTTAGTAGTAGTGCTGAAGATGATCCAATAAAAGCCGATACGAATCCTGGAACAGGAATTCATTCAATCAGGCTTTATTACTTAAATACAGATTTTGTCGAAAAAACAACCGATGTAACATTAAATGGA